ACGGATCCGAGCAAGCGCCCCGCTGGCGACGGCTGGCGATGGGAGCACAGCCTAGGCCCTGCCGGTCAATGGGTGCGTGGTGACGCCAAGGAGAGCACGTGAGCCGATACGCTGACATCAACGACGCGGGCTATCCGACATGCTGGGGCGATAGCGCATGGCTGGTCATTGACAGTAGCAACCCCATGCGATGCACCTGCCCCGAGTGTGGCGAGGTCTACACGACGCCTCCAGAGGTCGCGCTGCGCATCCTATGGGCTGTCTTGCAACGGAGCATGTCGGCCATGAGCCTTGAGGCGTACACGGCTGGCGCGATCGCGGACTTCTGGGCACAAGCGGAGAAGATGCGATGAGCCACTGGGAACAAGTGGCAACCGCCTCCGGCCTGGACTTTCAGCTATCGCAACTAGCCATTGCCGACGGCATGCGTGAGGCCGCGAAGGCTCGCGACGCATGGGTGGACGCTGCCCTTCGCAAGCATGCGCCGGAGATCGCTGATGCGCCTGATAGGCTGCGACGATGGCTTGAGGCTGTCCAGCAAGCTATTGCGACAGCCCGCCCGCTGGATGCGGCAAGGCTGGCGGCTGCCGTGGCCGCTGACGCTGGCTATGTGCTACACCTGCATGCGGTGTATCGACGAGAGGCCGCACGATTGGCAGAGCGCGCGCCTGCGGCAATGCTTAGGGTGCGGGTTGAGGAGTGACCATGACGGATAACCGATTTGTCCCGCACGCGCTGTGTACTTGGCGCGTGCTGCGTGCTACCGCATGTGCCGGCCAAGGGGGTCGCATGAGCGACTCGCCCGCTTTCTGCGAACACGCTAACGAGTGCCCGGCGCGCTGCCCCTGCAAACCGGGATGCTATTGCAAGACCCGCACGTGTCGAGCGCGGCTGACGAGCAGAGCGCTTGCTGAGATCGCAATCACCGCCAGCAAGGGCTACCGTATTGAGACGTGGGAGGCGATGGCAGAGCGTCTCGCGAAAAGAGGCGTCTTGTGATTGAGCTGGCCATCTTGGCGAGAGAACACATGAGCCACAAGTTTACGTCATGGACCCGGCATGAGGAGTGGAGCCGCATAACGGTCGCCACCTTCGCCTTTTTGGCAATCCGTCGCACTGCCGGATGGCAAGCCATGGTGCATCGCGGCCATGAGGTGAGCCTTGGATGGGGCGATACCCGTGAGGATGCCGAAGCCATTTGCGCTGCGTGGGCACAGGAGACAGCACAAGGCTTCCTTGCCGCGCTGGCTCCGAATGCGTGGCCGGATATCGCGGCGGCGCTGAAACAGGCTGGCGACGCCGCCGATGCAACGTGCGCGGACGACCGCATGCCGGTGCTCTCGGCTTACTTGGCAGTGGCGCGCGCCATCGACACCTACCCCGGCAAGCCTACGTTATAGCCCGCAAACGAAGAACCCCCGGCACCACACCGAGGGCTCTAGCGTCGTCCTTCCGGGATTCGACACCGCACTACTACTATGGCGCTTAGTACGCGTCAAGGAGCACGCGCAGTGTCAAGCACCGCTACCGCTACCACCGAGCACCACAAGGCATGCACCGCAGGCAAGGCTTGCCATGCTGACTGCCAAGCCTGGCATCCACCGAGCCGCGCCAGTCACATCGATGCCGTCCACTACGACGACACCGGCCGCACAAGGCGCACAGGCTGCCCCGGCAGTGGTGGTCCAGGTGGCGCGCCTCCGCTGCATGAGCGCATCGACAGCGGCATCATGGAGGCGTTGCGCACGTGGGGCGTGTCGTGGCCGCACCCTGAGAGCTACCACCGATACGAGCGAGCGCACCACAACCTCGACAGGTGGACCAGCGACGACGGCGAGGCAGCGCAGGATCTTGAGGCGGCGCAGGCCAGCGTGGAGCAGGCAAGGCGTCGCGAGGTGCTGCATACGAACGACAAGCACCGCGCCGAGATCGTGGCCGCGTGGGTGCATGAGAGCTTCCCGGCAGTGCGCAACCTGCGTGCGAACGTGGAGCTTGACGGCGGCTTTGGTGCGGGCTGCTACGCCGGCATTGTGTGGGGCTTGGCGCTGTGCATGTTCGGCCTGGATGAGGACCCGCTACCGGAGCACATCAGCGGGCGCATCTTGCCCGGCGAGCCTGTGCGCGACGTGCGTGCGCCGTTCCGAGATGCGCGAGCCGTCTACATGCGCGGCGAGCAGGCCAGCGGCGCAAGCATCGGCGGGGGCGGCTGTGTGTGGCCTGCGGATGACACGCGAGGGCCACGTACGCGGGCTCGCTGGAATGAGATGTACGTGCGGGGCACCACGCACAGCGCGAGCCGTGTCGCTGGCGAGGCTGCGGTACACACGGGGCTGTCGGCGCAGCTAGCAAGGCGCCGCGTGCGGTTGACGCCGCATGAGGATGCCATCGCCGAGGTGATGCTGGATCGCGACCTGTCGAAAGACGAGCGCGTGCTGCGACTGCGTGAGCTGCATCTGCGGGCGCAAGGTGGTGCGCCGGAGCTGCTTGCCACAAGGGAGACGCTGCGGTTGCGCGGGCTGCAAGCTGCGATGCCCGACGACAAGAAGACAGGCGAGGCACTGGCGGGGCGCGAAAGCATCGATGCTGCGGCCTATGCGAGCCTGCTCCATGAGGCCACGAAGGACGTGACGGACGCTGCATTGCTGGCCGCTGGCAAGGCCGTGCGTGAGCGTATCGAGGCTGCGGTGTACCGCGTGTCGGTTGAGGGCGACAAGCTCGCAGGCAAGCCGCTACCGGCCCGTGGGCGTCGTGGCGGTGCGCGGGTGCTCGCCGATGCTTGAGACACGATACGAGGGCTTTCGCAGCATCGCGCTAGCCATGCGCACGAGCGAGCGGCAAGTCTTGCAATGGGCCAAGCGCAAGGTAGACCCGCTGCGGTTGGCGGTGTACCAAGGCATGCCACGCACAACGGCGTCGCACATCCGCGACTGGATGAACCGCTACCTTGAGACGCCGGGGCAAGACAAGCTGCATGGCTGGGAGGCGATCCGCAAGCGTGCGGAGATGTCGCGCATGGCAGCGATCCGTGCGAGCGAGCTGCAAGACGATCCGCTACCTGTGGTGCGGCGCGAGGGCGCGATCGTGTGGGCATACGTGACGGCTGTGGATGACTGGCGCGCGGCGCATGTGTGGAGCTACGCTGCGTGGCGTGTGCTGCGAAAGCCGAGGGCGCGGAAGAAAAAAGAGTGAGCTTACTCCGGCCCCAGATGCTCTTGGATAGTGGTGATCATGCTTGCCAACTCTGTGCGGAAGTCGGCCATGCGCCCTTGTTTTGTAAGGGTGTCCATAAGGGATGCGTGCGGTTCAGCGCCGATGCGCCGCAAAAACCTGCGCCACGCGTCGCGGGTTTCGAACTGGTTCTGTTGATACGTCACTGTATTCGACGATCTCATGAGCGGTGCGTTCCATATCGAGACAATAGTCATGGCCGATAGAACAAGCAACGCCCCTTGCGTTACGTATGCGCCATGCATACATGATGCCCCGCGGGTGCGTAGTAGAGCCGTCGCAGTGACGGTGTGCCTACGTGCGCGCGATGAGGTCATGATGATGCGAGCGATCCTGTGGGCAACGATTGCGATGATGCTGGGCTGCGGCTCGGCAAGCGGTACCAGTGGCGCGGGTGGCGACGGCGGCAGCGGAGGTGCGACGACGACAACCACTGCTGGCGGCACGAGCACGACAAGCGGCACGACGACGAGCACGGGCACCGGCGAGCAGCCGTGCGTGGAACCTGCGCCCGCGGGCTACCCCGATGCGCTGACAGGCTGGGAGGGGCCGCTCGCGATTGGCGATGCGATGACTGTGGCGCCGGACGAGTCTGCCAAAGACAAGGGCTCCGCGGGCACCGCGATCAAGTTCGGGCCGTTCGTGTGCCCGCACGACTTTGCCGGCGTGGGCGTCGTGTACTACGTCGGCAACATCTCGGACTACTCGTTTGCGATGCCGGTTATCGCGCGCGTCGCGGTGCTGTACGGTGGCGATCCGCTGCCGAGCAAGCCGCCGTTTGCGCCTGGTGACAACACCACGTTGCGCGGCGGGTGCCCCACGACGAGCGGTACCAAGGGCGCTTGCGAGAACATTGTGAGCGACGTGACCGTGACGGCTGTACCTGTGGCGTTCCATGTGGAGCCCGGCGAGGTCGTGTGGGCTGTCGTGGAGCTGCTTGACGGACACGTGGCGACGGCGGTCACGACCGACATCGCGCCGGACTTCGCGAGGGCTGCGTACTACGCGCCGCCTGGAAGCAAAGCCAATTCGATCGCGCCGTGGGCACTGCTGGCCATGCCGCCTGCGGGCATCCCGTCGTACCCGTACGCGCCTGCCATCAAGCTCCTGGAGTAGCGTTGCGGCGAGGGGGTATCCGTGTCTGGTACGCCTAGCGCTGCCATGCCGTAAACTGTAGGTGTTGGCGATGCGCGATCGTCCTTCCGGTAGACGATTTTCCGTCTACATTGGCGTCAAGATCGCGCGTGGCCTGTCGGTGCTCCGCGCACCGCATGCCTGTAGCCCCGCTCACACCTATCAAGCGCGCCATGCTAGAGGCGCTCCGCAAGGGAGCCGCCGAGACTGCCGCGAAGCTTGACCGCAAGGCGAATGCTTGGCGCCCCCACGAGGGACCACAGCGGCAGTTCATTGAGAGCACCGCTGATGAGGTCCTGTACGGTGGCGCCGTGGGCGGCGGCAAAACGATCGCTGCCGTGGCCCTGCCGATCAAGTGGATCGGCAACCCCGACCTGCGCGTGCTCATCCTGCGCCGCCGCTCAACGGATCTAAACGACCTTATTGACAAGGCTCGCAAAGTCTACAAGTCCGGCAAAGAAAAAGGCGCGCATGCCTTTTCCCCCGTGTGCCCGGATGCTGAGTTCGTCACATCCCCAAAGCACAAGGCGACGTTTCCCAGCGGGGCAGTGATCTACTTTGACCACTGCAACAACCCAAACGACTGGGAAAACTATCAGGGCCAAGAGTATCCGGTCATCTGCTTCGAAGAGCTGACGCAGTTCACGGAGCAGCAATACCTTGAGATCAAATCGCGCTGTCGTTCTGGCTCGCCTGGTCTGCCGCGCTACATCCGCGCAACTACCAACCCCGGCGGTACTGGCCACGAATGGGTTTTTCGTCGCTGGCGGTGGTGGATGGACCCCAAGGCCGTCATCCCCGGCCGCGAGCCTCGGACCGATGATATCGGCAGGCCCTTACCGCCTGCGCGCAGTGGTGAAGTTCTTTGGATCGTTCGAGACGAGGACGGTAATGAAACCGTTTCCGACGCAAACGACCCGCGCGCTACTTCGCGCACGTTTATTCCCGCTCGTCTTGAAGACAACCCTACCCTCCTAGAAGAAGACCCTCGCTACAAAGACAAGCTGCGCGACTTCGATCCGGTTCGTCGGGCTCAGCTAGAGCGCGGCGATTGGCTCGTGAAGCCGGCGGCTGGCTCATACTTCCGCCGCGATTGGTTTGGGCCTCCCGTTGACAGTGTGCCGCTTCGCGTAGTGCGCGTCCGTTATTGGGACCGCGCCGCGACGGTCCCGCATCAGCGCAACCCCGACCCCGACTGGACGGTTGGCGTCAAGCTGGCAAAAGACGCTGAGGGAACCATCTACGTAGAAGACGTGGCGCGCATTCGCGATGTGCCCGGCAACGTACGTCGCTACATCGTGTCCGTTGCAGGCATGGACGGGCGCGAGGTGCGTGTCCGTGGCTCGCTTGACCCCGGCGCCGCTGGGGTGGCAGAGGGCGAGGATCTCGTCCGTGCGCTGACTGGTTTTAGCGCGGAGCTTGACCGCGAAACCGGCGACAAGATCACAAGGGCCGCTCCGGCATCCTCGCACACAAGCCCGCTTCCTGGACAATTTGTTGGCCGCGTTCGTCTTGTTCGCGGCGCATGGAACGAGGCTTTTGTTTCTGAGCTTGAATCGTTCCCCGATGGCGACCACGACGATCAAGTTGACGCATTCGCGGGCGCTTTCCGCTCAATAACACCCATTGCCGCCCCGACGGGCGCACGGCGTGACCGGGGCAATGGCAACGGCTTGCGCGGCTACGACGAAGAATCTGTTCCCGCCGGTTTGCGCGGGTACGCCTGACACCTCTGGAGATTTACCATGCCCGGCAATTACGGCGACATTCTCGCGCAGAAGATCGACAAGCGGCTCTACTTCCCTGTCGCCAATGAGGCGGCGCTTGCGAGCGTCCCCAGCAATGAGCTTGCGCATGGTCGCATGTTCTTGGCCATCAGCGAGCAAACGCTGTGGGAGTACAGCACCACGACATCCAGCTTCCTGCGCATCGGCGCCACTTCGATGGTGCGCTACGTGCGCGGCGTCGCGACTGGCAGCGTGAGCCTGACTGCCTTCCCGGGCGTGACGGGTGGCACTCCGAACGACGGCATTACCTACATCGCGGGCGACCGCATTTTGCTACCAGTGCAAGGTACTGCGGCCCAATGCGGCATCTACGTCGTCGGCACCGTGTCTGCGGGCACTGCGCCGCTGACGCGCGCGCCAGACATGCCTGCCGGGGCAGTGCTCCCGCTCGGCACCATCATTGAGGTTGGCCCCGAGGGCACCCTCTACAAGAACAGCACGTGGAAGGCGACCGCGACCACCACGGGCGGCCCCGTCATCGGCACCAATGACCCCGTTTTCTACCCGCGCAAGTGCGGCGGCACGGCGACTCTTTCGAGCGGTGTTTACGCGCTTGGCTCGTCGGAGGGTCTGTGGCTTCTGGCCACTGGTAACCCTGTCCAGGTTACCCTCAACACGCCGAACACGGTCACGGCGACCATTGACTACCGCGCCCCTGTGGCATCCCGTACTGCCGGCAAGGTGGGGACCGCGGCAGTGACGCTGGCCGCTACCAAGACGGACGGCACGACGGATACGGCCAACGGCAGCACCGTTGACTGGCTTGTCACCCTTTGGTGATCGGCGCTCGCTGACCCATGGCCCGCCAGAAAGCTAAGACTCGCCGCGATCGTGTGGCTGCGTCTGGTGGGCAAAGCCGCGGGGCTGCGCCTGGGCTGCTCGGAAAGCCGTCGCAAGCGCAGGCGCCCCGTGGGCTCACACAGCAGTATCTCAAGCCGCCGTCCAACCTGCGGCCTGCTGGCGTCTCCGCGATCATGCGCGAGGCTGACACGGGCTACATGTGGCGCCTGTGTGACTTGCTAGAAGACCAGCGCACGCGCGATTGCCACCTGCAAACGGTATGCAGCCGCCGCGAGCGCAGCCTGGCAAACCTGCCATGGCAGATCATCCCGGCCAGTGACCGCCCGCGCGACTTGCGTGTGGCAGCGTGGCTTGAAGACGTGCTCAAAGCCTTCGGCGGCGAGCGCATCGACGGGCAAGACTTGCGCAGCCTGCCCGAGACGGTTACGCACCTCAATGCGGGCGCCATCCACGGGTACGGCGCCGCGGAGGTGCTGTGGCGCCGCGATGGTAGGTACGTTGTGCCGAGTGGCGCTATCCCGATGCAGCCGCGGCGGTTTATCTACTCGCAAGCGGACGCCTCGCTGCGCTGGTACGACATGTCCGGCGGCCCGCCTGGTATCTACTACCCCGGCAAAGACTTGCTGGCAGACTACCCCGCTGGCAGGTTCCTGGTGCATCGCCCGCGCACGAATGGCGCCGTCGGATCGCGCGAAGGTCTCATTCGCCCGCTGGTGTGGGCGAGTCTGTTCCGCACGTGGGATATCGGCGACCTCATGAAGCTCGCGGAGCTTGCGTGGAAGCCGTACCGCCTCGGTAGCTACAACAACGAAGCCGGCGACGAGGATATCAACGATCTTGAGCTGGCCCTTGAGATGCTCACCACGAGCGGGTGGGCCGTCCACAACAAGGACCGCACCGAGATTGATATCGCCTACGCCAAGAATCGCAGCGCAGGCGACGGTGGTTTGCACATCGCGCTTGCCAACTTCCTGGCGGCGGAGATGTCCAAGGTGACTCTCGGCGCAACGCTGACGGTTGAGCAAGGTCGCATTGGCTCCAATGCCCTTGGCAACGTGCATCAAGACGTGTCGGTGGAAGTCCGCGATGCCGACGCGCGGGGCGATGAAAGCACCATCCAGCGGCAGCTATGCGCCCCGCTCGTGCATTACAATTTTGGCGACGTGCCTGTCCCGACCTTCCGTTACATCACGGAGCAGGGCGCCGACATGCTCGCCTTGACAACCATGGTGGACAAGCTCGGCAGCGTGCTTGATTTGCCCGCCAAATGGGTACGTGCCGAGCTAGGCGCGCCTGAGCCCGATGTCGGCGAAGAACTTGTTGGCGGTAGGTTCCGCGCAGATCCCAATGCGCCCAAGCCTGAGCCCGTGGCACCTATGGCAGAGCAGCCTGCGCCGCCACAGCAAGACCCAAAGGCGCCCCAAGAGCCGCAAGCGCCAACCGATAACGAAGGCCCGCAAGTCACGGAGAAGGCCATGCACCGCATGTTGCGAGTTTATCGAGTGGACACTGTCATGCGTGAGATGGGTATCCGCCGGCCTGCCATGCACGAACAAACAAGGATCGCGGCGTGAGCTTTCAATCCCCTACCCCGCGCCCCGATGCGGACCGCGCGCAAGCCTGCGATGCATTGCAGCCGCTCGTGGCCAATGGCGTAGCGCTCACCCTCGCCGCGCAGGATGCGCACTGGAATGTCAAAGGCCCTGCGTTCGGCCCGCTGCATGCGCTCTTTGGCGAAGTCTACGATACCGCGTCTGACCTTGTGGATCGCATCGCAGAGCGCGTAGTCACCCTTGGCGGAACGGTTAGCGGCATGTCCGTCATGGGAAGTCGCCCCGTGCTGGCTACCACAAGCGGCCCCGCGAACCATGACGGCCTTGCCCTGTGCGCCTCACTTGCCGAGCTACTGCGCGCGTATGTGGTGATGTTGGATGAGTCTTACCGGCTCATTGAGGGCTTGCGGATGACCGCGGACGCCAACGCCTTGCAAGATGCCGTCGAGAGCCTTGAGAAGCTCGGCTGGAAGCTTGCCGCTCACGTGGCTTGATCATGACAGCCGCACCGCACACCCGCTTTGATGACGCACTTGCGCTCATCGGGGCAGCCGCGAATGGTACCGGCAAGAGCCCCCGACATCGTGACGGAGAGCCTGAGAGCATCCGTGAAGCCTTTGGGCTGACGGTGCATGTTGACCGCCACGCCGGCACCGTCTTTGAGGGCAAGGGACCAAGCGGACGACCTTACCGCGTCATCCAGCGGAACGACTACGGCTACCTGCCTGGCGTCAAGGCTGACGATGGCGACGACTGGGATGTGTATCTCGGACCGCACCACGATGCCGACCGCGTCTACGTGGTCAAGCAACTGCGCATTGCGGATGGCTCCTACGACGAGCAGAAAGGCATGCTCGGCTACAAGTCCAAGGATGCAGCCGAGGAGTGCTACCGCGCGCACACGCATGCGCGAATGTTCGGCGGTATTGGCGAAATGACGCTGTCCGATCTGCATGCCCAACTGGAAGCGCACAAGGCCGTTGGCGGCGTCTTTCGAGCGGTGACGGATGAAGAGCCCGCGCCCGTATCCGTACCGCCACCGTCAAGCGAGACTCCCGACATGGCCGCAAAGGAAAAGACTGATGGACCCTCGGATCGAAGCAACGCGGCGGGCGACACAATTGCCGAGCAGGCCGGAAACGAAATCGATGTCGCACCGGATGGACTGCTCGTGCGGACTGCCCACGTGCGCGCTGTGCGTCGAGAGCCTCGCCCGTCGAAAGAGGATGCTGGCCGCACGGTCGTCGTTGTCGACTTCGTTGCGAGCGACGAAACCATCGACAGCCACGGGAGCATCCTCACCTGCGACTGGGATCAAGACGGCCGGCTAGCTCGCTACACGAGCAACCCCGTACTCCAGTGGATGCACGGGCGCGACCCTGCGCAGCGCCCCGCGATCGGCCATTGCGAAAACACTCGCGTAGTTGGCAAAGACCTACTGCAAACGGCGGTCTTTGACGATACGACGGAGTTCGATCGCGAGATTTCCACCAAGTACGAAAAGGGCGTGCTGCGCGCGTTCTCGGTGGGCTTTGCGCCTGGTGAAGCGGAAGTGCGCATCATCAACGGCGAAGAGATCATCGTCTACAGCAAGAACGAGCTGCGCGAAACAAGCGCCGTCAACGTGCCGAGCAATCCCAACGCGCTGGCGAAGCGCAATGTGGAAACGACGATCCGCGCGATGGCCCGTGCTGCGGGTGGGCGCGTGCTCATGCGCGACGTGTATGCGCACATCCGCGCGACGGCGGCAGTGCAAGAACGCATTGCCGATGCCGCAACAACCAGCGATGCGAGCGCCGATCGAGGACAGCCCGCTACCAACATCCCACAGACTCAGCCGCGGGAGGAGACACCTACGCGCGGCCACGGAGACACTCCCATGAAGAAATCGGTTGAGATTCAAGAGCGCGACATGCGCGCAGACAAGGGCGGCATGACGTGCTCCGTCGCTTGCCCCAGCTGCAAAGAAGACTTCGACATGAGCGTGCGCGTTGTGCCCATGTCGCCCGAGAAGGCGGCGGAGCTGGACAACCTGCGCACCGCCAACACCGCACAGGAGCGCGCCATCACGGAGCAGAAAGCCCTTGTGCTCGCGGAGCAGAACCGCGCCGCGGCACTGGAAGGCAAGCTCGCGGAAGCCAACACGCGTCTCACTGCGCACTGGCTGGACACTGCGACTCGCGAGATCGAGCAACGCATCGGCAAGAAGATCGAGCCGCACGAGCGCGATGACGAGGTCGGCCTTGCGCGCATGTTCCTGGCGGACACTTCGCCGGATCCGGAGTCGCCCAAGGATGCCAATGGGATCCCGACGGGCACCATGGGCCAGCGCAAGTGTGCTGCTCGCCTCGTGAGCCTCGACAAGCGCCGCGACCTCGGACTGCTCGGCACGGCTCTCACCACGGGCGCCGCGCTCCCCGTGGCCGACCCGCAGGTGCGGGCCGCTGTGGATGGCACCGCGCCAGCGGCAAGTGCCCAGACGCGCGGCGGCGAATCGCTCGCGGATCTTCTCGACGCCTCCCCTGTGACTGCGGCCTGACCCCGGCGCAAAACCTCTCTTCTCACCGACAAGGATCCACCTCAATGGCATCTCCCATCCGTCCGCACGAGCGCCTCGAATTTGCGCTCATCATGAACTTCTCCGACACGTCGCAGCCTGCGTTCAGCAAGGGCGACGAGGTCAAGTTCAATTCGAGCGACACTCTTCTCACTGCCACGTCCGGCAGTGACGCTGCGGCCATCGGCATCGCCGTCGCTGGCAATCTCGCCGGCCGCACTGCCAACATCGCCATGTACGGGTCGCCCGCAATCGTCCCCGTGACCGTCGGCACGGGCGGCGCAACCCGCGGCGCGCTCGCCGTGCGCAACTCGACTGGTTTCACCGATGCGGCCAGCGTCGGCGGCGGCACCACGGCGCAGTACATCCGCGGCCAGTTCACGCAGACCGGCGTCGCTGGCGATGTGGTCGGCCTCAACATCGGCTTCAACCCCGCAGCCGTCAAAGCCTGATTCCCACCCGCCGCGCGGCCCCATCGCACGCGGCACCAACAACGTTTTTACGGCCGTCGAGCACGCGCCGTCACGGAGCACCCCTATGTCTGCGTTTCTCGATGTCCCCAACGTTCACAAGGACTTCGGCGAGTGGACCCCCGCCGATATCTCTCGCATGCAGCGCTCGGAAAAAGCGCGCGACTTCCTGCGTACACAGGAGCGCTTCGGCGAGGCGATGTCCACCTACGATCGCGTCTCCATGCAGCTTCGGGCCAACCCCGCGGCTCGCATCGCGACGAAGGATCGCGAGGTCTACGACAAGGTGCATGAGGCGCAGCGCGCGCTTGTGCAGATGCGCGATGTGGCTGGCGCGCCCCCGCACGTCGATGCCTCGCTGTCGACACTGAGCATCCGCTTCCAGAACGAGGACTACATCGGCACGGGCATCATGCCGATCGCTGTGGTCGCGAAGCAGAGCGACAAGTACAGCGTCTACAACGATCGCGACTACCTGGCCTACCCCAACGCGGACATCGGCCCGCAGGGTCAGGTGCAACAGCTCTCCACGAACATCTCGCAGTCGAACAGCTTCTACTGCGCCGGCAAGGCCCTGGAAGAGTACGTCGACATGGACAACATCAGCAACGCTGATGCCCCGCTCGATCTGCTCGGCAACGCCAACTACAAGGCGAACGACGGCCTCGAATGGAATCGCGAGAAAGACATCGCGGCCATCCTCACTGCAACTGGCAACTACGGCACCAACTACAACACGCTCGGCGCTGGCAGCGAGTGGGATTCCGTGGGCGGCGGCTCGCCCGTCAAAGACATCCAGGATGCCGTCGGCTCCTGTCTCGGTGGCCCCGGGCCTACCCAGCTCGTCGGCTGGTGCGGCTTCAACGTGTACAAGGTGCTCGCCCGTCACCCCGAGGTGCGCGACCTGTACAAGTACACCGGCTCCGGCCTGGCGTCCCCCATGCTGCTCGCCGGCATCTTCGGCCTGGACAAGCTGCTCGTGGGCAAGGCATGGCAGGATACCGCCAACCCCGGGCAGACCATCGGCCTCGACCGCATCTGGGGCGAGTACTTCGGTGTTGCCCGCGTGAGCAACGTGCCCAAGAAGGACAACTACAGCTTCGGCTTCTGCTTCGATTGGGAGGGCAAGCAGACGCAGCTCACCTATGACCAGCGCAAGAGCCGTCGCGGCGGTTACTACGTCAAGGTGTCCGACGCCTGGCAGCCCAAAGTGGTTGCCTCGCGCGCTGGCTTCCTGATCACCAACTGCCTCGCGTGAGCACTACCCCCATGGCTGCTACTGCTCCGACTGCTCGCAAGAAGCCTGAGCCGAGCGACACGATCGTCAGTTCTGCGCCTGCGCCCGCCCCGGTGGTGGCTGTGGGCGCGGAGCTGATGCGTATCGACCCGCCCGCGCTCGGTGTCATCAAAGCCGTGTCCCCGGCCGGCGTGCTCATCACCATCGCTGATGAGTCGCGCGAGGTCATGGTGCCCATGGCTGCCGTTGACATGGTGGCAGGCACATGGACGGAGGCGCCTGCGAGCCTCAAGGCAGCGCCGGAGCCTGCCAAGGCACCGCCTGCCCCTCCGCCCGCAAAACTACCCGCACAAGCCAATCGTGAGCCGATGGTGGCGCCCGCACAGGAAGCGCCCAAGGTCGGATACGTGGCCCCTCCCAATGTGCCTGACACGCACGAGCTTGCGATGTGGACTGGTGCCGGCAAGTACGGCGGCGAGTTCTACACGTTCCCTGCCGGCCATGCGAAACCGCATGCGACGGGGCGCACCCTCGGCTACTTCCCGCGCGCTGCTGTCAAGAAACTCACTGGCCAATTCGAGCCCTACAAGGCTGGCATGGTCGGTGAGCCCGCGACACCTTCCAAGGAGCGTCCCGCGGGTGCCGAGGTGGCAAGCCCGGACGGTTACGTGCTCGCGCACTGGCTCGGCGAGGGCAAGTACAATGGTGCCTTCCTGAGCTTCCCGGAGCGCAAGATGCAGCCGCACGCCATGGGTCGCACGCTGGGGTACTTCCCCGAGGCGGCGGTCATCAAGCTTGCCGGCCAGTTCGAGCGGGTCTGATAGCGCATGCCTCAAGTTGCCTTGTTTACGCAAGCGGAGCTTGAGGCGCGCTTGTCTGCCCGCACGGTGCTGCAAGTCTTTGACGACGACGACGACGGCACGCCCGACCCGGCGGCCATCGCAATGCTCATTGACGACGCATCGTCTTACGTACTTGAGTTTTACTACGGCAATCACAAGGGCGTTGACATCAGTGCGCTGGACGTGCCGAAGGCCCTGCGCCGCATGGCCCTTGACGTGGCGCACGCCTACTTGGCGATCCGTCATGCTGAGTACGTGCGTGCCGACGGCTACAAGATGATGGAGCGCATCGACAAGGAGCTTGGCCGCATGCGTGACGCCTACACCCGCATCGCTGATGCCCCGCCGGACCCGCCGCACAATGCCGGTGGCGCCGTGGGCGTGATTGGTGATGATGCCATGCCCGAGACGCCGGAAGGCTTCTTTGACAACATGGGCGATTGGACCTGATGTTTCACGCATCCGTTGAGGGGGAAGCGGAGTTTCTCCGCGAGTGCCAGGCTTTCGAGACAGACCTACGTGAGGGCGCGCGCGCCAGTGTCGAGGCTGCTGTCAAGGCTGGCGCTGACATTGCGAAACAGGGCGGATGGCGTGACCGCACGGGCTACTTGCGTGACCGTATCTATGGCACGGTGGAGAAGACTGGTGCCGAGGGAACGGAAGGCGAAATCTGGGCATCGCAGCCCTACGCGTCCTACGTAGAAAACGGAACCAAGCCGCACGTCATTGCCGCCAAGAATGCTACCTACCTCAAATGGCAGAGCGGCGGTGAGACCCACTTCGCAAAGTCGGTCAACCATCCCGGTAGTCGCTCCATCCCGTTCATGGGCCCAGCATATATCAAGGCTGAGGCTGTTCTGACTGCCCGCATGGAAGAGGCCAGCGGCAAAGCTGGCGAGCGCTTCAAGTGACCATCAAGTGGGGCGCTACTGACCTACCGCTTGCGGCGCCGGCAACGGATGAGCCCGTTAGCGATACCGCGATTGCAACGATCGCGGCCTATTTTCGGGCGTTCGTCAACACCTATGGCGCGGCAGCATGGGCGGCGGTCCACAAAGAAGAGACTGTCAACCTACCCATCAAGAGCGTCTTTGAGTACAACCCCGAGGACCCGCGACGGGAGTTTAACAGCAAGTCGCTGCCTGCGCTTTTCGTGTGGCGCGACTCTGGCGACGACGATTGGATTGCTGCCGATTGGCGCGTTGATAACGCTGTCTGGAAAGGCTTGTGGGTTTTCCCGCCAGCCACACAGCAGCGCCAAGGCAATCGTGACCCGTTTCTGAACGGCCTAGCGAAGCTCATCTCGTTTGCGCTCAAGCGTGGGCGCGACGTGTCGTTTCAGGTGGCCGGCGATAACGATGCCACGGCGCTGGACGTTGCTGCGCTACCGGCATCCCTCAAGACATCGCTAGCCACCACGACAAGCGATCAAAGCTACTCCGGCGTTGACCTCAACGGCAGTATCGGCACGGGCGCTATCACACCTGCCCGCGCGCCCACAGTCACCACAGCGGGTAACTTGGCGGCGTTCGTTCCTGGCAGCACGGTGCGCTTTGCGGGCCTCAACACGATCGGCATGAGCCTCGTGTCGACGGTCACCATCGGCAGCGCGCTAGGCACCTTCGCGGGTGACTACGACCTGGCAAGCGTAACCTCGATTGACGCCGACGCGCAAGCAAGCGGTGCGGGCACGTGGTCGTTTGGCACTGCCGCGCGCACAGGGCTTGGCACGGTCGTCATGCGCGA